TCGCCTACAACCTGATGCAGAACGACATGGTCGCTCTCCGTGCCGTAATGCGTCTGGGCTGGGAGATCCCCAACCCTGTCAACGCTATGGCCAAGGACAAGGCGAAGCGCTTCCCCTTCGCTGTCCTGACTCCTGGCGCCTAAGTAAAGGAGGTGCAGCCTGATGTACGTCTCCTATGATTTTTACAAGCAGACTTTCGGGGACACGATCCCCGAGGCTGACTTCTCCAAAGTCGAGGCCAAGGCGGAGGCGGTCATCGGCTACCTGACCTATATCAACGGGGACATCTTCGCCAAAGAGGACAACCGCGTGAAGCTCGCGGTCTGCGCTGCGGCGGAGGTCGTCCACTACTACAATACCCAGGCCAGTGCAAACGGCAACCAGGCGGCAGGTGTGAAAAGCGAGACCAACGACGGCTACTCCGTGACCTACATCACGGAAGGCCAGGATGGCCAGACGGCTGAGGAGCTTCTCCGGAAGAAGATCTACGAGGCCGTCCGCGTCTACCTGCTGCCGACCGGATGGCTGAGTCGGGTCCTGAAGGGAGGCTGCGGCCGTGTATGTTCAGACAGCGATCACAGTCTTTAATAAGCGACTGAGTGCAGACCGTCGAGAGGTCTACTTCCCGACCTGCATCCGCAGCGCGTCGTTTCTGGAAAATAAGAGCTCCGGCCACTCCACGGACGGAGCTCACTCCCAGAGCCTCGCCTACAAGCTGCGGATCCCGGCCAACGCAACGGTCCAGAACGGCCGGAGCTACGTCTCCGAGGCTGAGTATGCCCGCATGGACGACGCGGCCGCTGCCGGCTGCTGGACACTTCAGACGGGCGACTACGTCGTGCCGATGGAGACCGCGCTGGCAGATCCCATTGACGCCGGAGCGCTGGAGGAGCTCGCAGCTCACAGCCAGCTGATCCACGTCAAGGAGTACGCTGACAACACCATCAGAGGCTCGGCCGCCGTGAAGCACTGGCGGATCGGAGGCGAGTAAAATGGCGTTTAAGCCCATCACCAACCCCAGGGGCGTCATCATCCAGGGAAAGAACGGCAAGGCCCAGCTGATCTGGAACGCCGGCTGCGCCCCGAGAATGAACGAAGTGCTCAGCAGAAAGCAGGAGATCATCGACAGCGAAGTGCTCAGGCTCTGCGCTCCGATGGTCCCTAAGCGCACCGGCGCCCTGGAGCGATCCGGCACGCTGGGCACTGTCATCGGCTCTGGCGAGGTGCAGTACATCGCACCCTACGCCCGCAAGCAGTATTACAACACCAGCCAGACCCGGAGCTACGACTCCAGGCGCGGCGGTATGTGGTTCGAGAGAATGAAAACCGCACACAGAGCGCAGATCCTGAGACTGGTCAACGGAAAGTAAAGGAGGCCCAACATGGTCAAGTCAATCATCGAGGGCGTCGCCAACTATTTCAGGGACTGCCCTCTCCTCAGCGCCGGAGTGTTCCGCGTCGACGCCCTGGGAGATAAGCCGCAGGAGTACACCATCGAGACGGGGATCTTCAACCCCATCATCGAGACGTACATCGACGGCAGCTCCGACCGGCGTTACCAGTTCAACTTCGGCAGCCGGGAGTATTACAGCATGGACCGGCTCCAGAACATTGCCAACAGCACCTTCTACGAGGACTTCGCCAACTGGGTCGAGGCTCAGGAGGCGGCCGGCAATTTCCCGGAGCTGCCGGAGGGTATGCACCCGGAACAGCTCAGCGTGCTCTCGTCTGGCTATATGTTCGACGAGTCCATGAGGAACGCACGCTATCAGATCCAGTTAGAACTCATTTATCACAAGGAGGCATAAGCACATGAAAAAGTTTGATCTTCAGCTCTTTGACGAGAGCCGTGCTGCCCTGCTTCGCAACGCCATCGCGGACTATGCCGAGATCGACGGCGCCTTCGAGCTCATGGGCACCGGCTTCACCACTCTGGACGAGAGCCCCAACGCACAGACCGACAGCGAGACCTACATCAACGAGGTCACTGCATCCACTGACATCACCAGCTACGAGACCGAGTTCGCCTACGAGTCCCGCCTGATCCCTTCCCAGAAGGCGATCTACAAGCTCTGGAAGATGGGCCGCGATCACGCCACTGGCAGCGACGCCCAGCTGAAGTATGTCCGCGTGGAGCTGTTCAACCCCGTCGGCGAGCCCTCTGAGACTTCTGCCGAATACACCGCCCGCCAGTTTACCGTGGCCAACGAGGTCAGCGAAAACTCTGGCGCCGGCGGCGAGAAGATCAGCGTCACCGGCACTCTGCACGCCGTCGGCGATCCCGTCCTGGGCAAGTTCGACACCGTGGCCAAGAAGTTCACCGCCGGCGACTTCAAGGGCAAGTACGACACCGCAGCAGCTGCGGCTCAGTCCTAAACAACGCAACAACTGGCTCCGCGCGACTGGCCTGATCAGGCAGTGAGCGACCAGGCACCAGCAGGCCAAACGGTGCAGCCTGCTGGTGCTCTTTTTATAGCGCCGACCAATGGAGGAAAACAAAATAATGGAATTGATCATTAACAACGTCAAGCTCGAAGGCGATCTGATGGACGCCGACTTCATGGAGAAGTTCGAGACGGCCATGGTTAAAATGCGCGACTCTGCTCTGGAGGCGAAGCGTCAGAGCTTCCCGACTGCTGCGGCCAATTACCGCGCCCAGTGCGAAGTCGTCAACACCTGCTTCGACGAGATCTTCGGCGCCGGCACGGCTGTCAAGCTGTTCGGCGGCAAGATGAACGTCATGGATCACCTCATGGCCATCGAGAAGGTCAGCGAGTGGGCCGCTGGTGAGCGCAAGGCTCTCAACGACCTCACCAACCGCTACACCCAGCGCCAGCAGAACGCCGTCCGTAATATGCAGACCGCGCAGTTCGTCTCTCAGAAGCACGGCAAGGGTAAAAAGCGCTGAACCTGCTGATCGACGGGCTGCCGGAGGAGGTAGAGATCGCGGGCCAGCTGGTCCCGATCAGCACGCACTTCCGGACAGGCATACTGTTCGAGGAAGTGCTGCAAGATCCTGAGCTCGATGATCTGGAGAAGATCCAGACCGCGCTCCAGCTATACTTCCCCGGCGTCATCTTTGACCCTGATGTGCTCGACGAGGCGATCAGCAAGATGGTCTGGTTTTACCGCTGCGGCGTGGAGCCCGCAGAGACGACGGGCAAGTCCGCAGACGACACCGTCAACGATGAACCGCCTTTTTCCTACGAGCACGACGCTGACTATATTTTTTCCGCGTTCATGCAGGCCTACGGCCTGGATCTGGCGCGGCGCCCCCTCCACTGGTGGCAGTTCCGAGCGCTCTTTAGATCGCTACCCGAGGACACGCAGCTGGTCAAGATCATCGGCTACCGCACGATGAAGATCCCGGCCAAGATGTCCAAGGAGCAGCGGCAGCACTATGAGAAGATGAAGCGCATCTACGCTCTCCCTCAGTCGGCTGACCGTCAGCAGCTCGAAAGTGACCTAAACAACCTACTTATGAACGGCGGCAACCCTGCCGCACTCTTGAATGGTAGCGAGGTAAGGTCATGGCATCAGATGGAACCCTAAAATTTGACACAAGCCTGGACTCCGGCGGTCTACAGTCGGGGATGGGCAAGGTCGCAGGCATCGCACAGCAGGCGCTGGGCGTGTTCAGCGGCCAGATGATGACCAGGGCAGTCGATAGCCTGGTCAACCTCGGGAAGACGGCCCTCAGCAGTGTGGGCGCTCTCGAACAGAACGTGGGCGGCGTCGAGACGCTGTTCGGCGACACTGCGGACGCAGTCATCGCCGCAGCGGATCGCGCCTACCAGACGGCAGGAATGTCTGCCAACGACTACATGAGCACGGTCACGAGCTTCTCGGCGTCCCTGCTCCAGTCCCTCGGAGGTAACACCGAGGAAGCCGCCAAGGTGGCGGACATGGCCATCATCGACATGGCCGACAATGCGAACAAGATGGGCACGTCCATGGATATGATCCAGAACGCGTACCAGGGCTTCGCAAAACAGAACTACACCATGCTGGACAACCTGAAGCTGGGCTACGGCGGCACGAAGACCGAGATGGAGCGACTGCTGGCCGACGCTCAGGAGCTGACGGGCGTCAAGTATGACATCAACAACCTGAATGACGTCTACCAGGCGATCCACGTGATCCAGGAGGAAATGGGGATCACCGGCACGACTGCCAAGGAAGCCTCCGAGACTCTGGAGGGCTCCATGGCTGCGGCCAAGGCTGCCTGGGACAACTTTATGAACGGATCGAGCGACGCCGACCAGCTGGCCGACGCCTTCGCTACGGCTGCGGACAACATCGTCAACAACCTGGCCGAGATCGTCCCGCGCTTCGCTGAAACGCTGCCGGCTCTGGCTGGCGCCATCGTGTCGCAGATCCCGGATCTGGCCGCTGCCATTGTGCCGGCCGTTCTCTCTGCTGGCCAGAGTATTCTGGAGCAGGCCCGTGACGCCGTCCTCGACTTTGACTTCGAGGGCATGGCCGAGATGGTCGTGGAGTCCATCACGGACTTCATCAACGGCGACGGCCTCCGCTCCTTCCTGGGCTGCCTGGTGGATATTTTCACCGGCATCGTCAACGGTATCAGCTCCATGCTGCCGACGCTCCTGCCGGCTCTCGTCGAGCTGATCGCCTACACCGTGACCACCCTGATCGACCAGCTGCCGGCGCTTCTGGACTGCGCTCTCCAGCTGATCATGGGCCTGGCCGATGGCATCCTCGCCGCGCTTCCCGTTCTGATCGAGGCGCTGCCGGAGGTCATCAGCTCCATCGTGCAGTTCCTGATCTCGGCCGTCCCGCAGATCATTGACGCCGGCATCGAGCTCCTGATGGCACTGGTGGACGCCCTGCCCGTCATCATCGACGCGCTGGTAGACGCCCTGCCTCAGATCATCGAGGCCACCGTGACGGCTCTGATCGCCGCAGCGCCTCAGATCGTCGAGGCTGGCATCAAGCTCCTGGGCGCCCTGGTCGAAGCCATCCCGGTCATCGTGGTCGATCTGGCGAAGGCCGTGCCGGACATCATCACGGCCATCATCGACGTGCTGGCCGAGCTCCCGGATCTGATCGGTGAAGTCTTCGCCGAGATCGTGACGGACCTCGTCGAGTGGGGCACGGATATGGGCAGCAAGGCCCAGAAGCTGATCAGCGACCTCTGCACAAAGGTCTCCAACGTGCTGAGAAACCTGCCGGGGCAGATCTGGACGCACCTGGTCAACGCGGTCACGAGAGTGGTGCAGTGGGGCCAGCAGATGCTCAGCAATGCCTCCACGGCCATGAGCAACCTGCTCAGCAAGGTCAACAGCATCATCCAGCAGCTGCCTGGCAAGATCTGGACGCACCTGGTCAACGCAGTGACCAAGGTCGTGCAGTGGGGCCAGCAGATGCTCAGCAACGCCTCGACCGCAATGAGCAATATGCTCAGCAAGGTCAACAGCATCATCCAGGAGCTGCCCGGAAAGATCTGGACGCACCTGGTCAATGCCGTCAATAAGGTGGTGGCGTGGGGCCAGCAGATGGTCTCCAACGCTTCGACCGCTGCGAGCAATATGCTCAGCAAGGTCGCCAGCACGCTCCAGCAGCTCCCGGGCAAGGTCTGGGACTATCTGAGCCAGGCGGCCCAGAAGGTCGTCACCTGGGGCACTCAGCTGGCTCAGAAGGGCGCCGCAGCGGCGACCCAGCTGTTCAACTCCATCGTCAACGGCCTGGCAAGCCTGCCGAGCAAGATGGCGGAGATCGGCAGCAACATCATCAGCGGCATCTGGAACGGCATCAGCTCCGGCTGGAGCTGGCTGACGAATAAGGTCAGCAGCCTGGCCAGCAGCCTGCTGGACGCTGCGAAGAACGCCCTCGGCATCAACTCCCCGTCCAAAGAGTTCGCGGACGAGGTCGGCCGCTGGATCATGCCCGGCGTGGGCAAGGGCCTGGACAAGACCATGCCTGCAACGCTGAAGGACATGGAAGCCAAGGCCGGCGAGCTCGTCAGCGCCATGCGGGCCGAGATGTCGGCAAGCGCCGGACAGCTCTCCGTCGGAGCTTCGCACGCTGCGGGGCTGAGGATGGCAGGCGCCGGCACTACCGTCTACTATGACAATCGCATGGAGCAGAGCAACACCTACAACGTGCCCGTGGCTACTCCTTCCGAGGTGGCCAAGAAGCAGCGCGAGGCTCTGCGGAACATGGTCGGAGGTGTGAAATGACAGTAAACACATTAACCATCGAGCTGACCTGCAACGGCAAGACCCTCAGAATGGGCCCGGGCGAGGACATTGACATCACTGCCGTGTCCGGCCTGGAGTCCTCCGAGGTGGAGATCAGCACATCAGACAACGCCCTGGTGGACGGGGCGTCTGTCGATGGCAAGAAGATCAAACCGAGGCCGATCCACATCGAGGCCAGCTTCAGAAGCAACAAGAACAACCCGGAAAACCGGGCCAAAGTAATCAAGTTTTTCAATCCGAAGTACACCGGCAAGGCGCTCATCACCAACATGGGCGTCAGCCGCAACATCGAGTACGAGCTGGAGGGCTGGACCTTCGCAGCATCGAAGAACATGGACAGCAAGCTGAAGATCCTGGTGGATCTGATCTGTCCGGACCCTTATATGCTCAATGTGGACAACTTCGGCAAGAACATGGCGAACATCACGCCGTTGTTCTCTTTCCCCTGGATCTCCCTCAGCAAGAGGATGGAGACGGGCAAGCTGGACTACAAGCCGGAAGCCCGTGGCCTTCTCCTGGGCGGCAACACTGCCGGCTATAGAACGCTGAAGAAGGAGGTCGTGCTGAGCAACGACGGAGACGTCCCGACTGGCGTCCAGATCCAGTTCATCGCGACCAGGGGCACCGTGGTCAACCCTAAGATCACAAACACCGGCACGGGCCAGTTCATGCGCGTGAATGTCACGATGCAGACCGGCGACGTGCTTCTCATCGACACCAACGACCGGCACCAGGTCATCACTCTGAACGGCGTCAACTACTACCAGCACATCGACCGCCGGAGTGAGCCCTTCAAGCTGGACGTGGGCGACAACTATCTGGAGTACGACGCGGATGGGAACTACACCAACCTGGACGTCAATCTGTTCTACACTCCGAAATATCTGGGGGTGTAAAGCATGAATTTGATCATCCTCGACCAGAACTTCGACACGCTGGGCGTCGTCAGCGTGTTCAATACCCTCATCTGGGACCGCCGGTATTATGCCTCGGGCCTTTTTGAATTACACACTCCCGCCGAGTTTTTCGCGCTGATGAACACCGGCCGCTATCTCTACCGGAACGACCGGGACGAGCTGGGCGTGATCCGCGAGGTCAACTTCGCGAGAGACGCCAAGGGCGCCCGGACGGCCTACTGCAAGGGCTACTTCTCCGAGGAGCTCCTGAACGGCCGCGTGCTCAACACGCAGATCAGCCTCACCGGCACGCCGGAGGTCATCGGCCGGAAGATGGTGGACCGCTACGTGATCAACCCGACCGACGCCGACCGGAAGATCCCCCAGGTCAAACTGGGCGAGCTGAAGGGCATCGGCACGAGCGTCACGGTCACGGCCACCGGCGACAACCTGGGCGACAAGCTCTACGAGATAGAGAAGACCCAGGAGCTCAGCCACCGGCTGCGCTACGACTACCTGAACAACGACCTCATCTTCGAGGTGTGGAAGGGCAAGGACAGAACGGACGACCAGACGGAGAACAGCTGGGCCATCTTCTCGGATAGCTTCTACAACGTCAAGAACGCCGTCTACGACCGGGACGAGTCCGAGTATAAGAACTTCGCCTACGTCGCCGGCGAGGGAGAAGGCTCCGCCCGTGTCATCGTGGAGGTGGATCTCCGCAGCAGTGCGGACGAGGAGCGTCGGGAGCTCTACGTGGACGCCCGGGATCTCCAGAGCACCTACCAGGACGACGCCGGCAACGAGCACACGTACACGGCCGACCAGTACAGGGCGCTGCTCCGTCAGCGTGGTCTGGAGAAGCTGGCCGAGTACCAGAAGATCGAGACCGTCAACAGCGACGTGGATCCCAACGCCAACCTGACCTATGGCGTGGACTTCGACCTGGGCGACCTCTGCACCTACCGCTACGCAGACGTCGGCATCGAGACCACCAAGCGGATCACCGAGATCCAGGAGGTCTACGAGGGCAGCAAGCAGACCCTCTCCGTCGTCTTCGGCAATGACCAGATGACCAGCATCACGAAAATCATCCAAAGGGAGGTATTTTAACATGGCCATGAGATACGGCTATTTTGACTCGGAGATCACCGGCGTGGACTCCGAGGGTATGCCTATTTTTGACAGAGCAGAGACGTCGGAACTGTTCCGCCTGCTCTTTTCCAAACTGCTGACCAATGGCGTGCTGGCCAAGCCTGCCGACTGCTTCAAAGTCGTGGCAGGCGACACCGGCCTGAGCGTTACGGTCCGCCCTGGCTTCGGCCTGATCAACGGCGCCTTCGCCTACGATCCCGCCCCTGCCACCTTCCAGCTGGCCGCAGCTCCCACGAGCTACAGCCGCATCGACCGCGTCGTGCTGCGCTGCAACTACCTGGAGCGCCTCTGCGAGATCATCGTGAAGACCGGCACGGCAGCGGCAACGCCCCAGGCTCCGGAGCTCATCCAGCCCGTCAGCGGCGACTACTACGAGCTGGGCCTGGCGAATGTGACGATCAGCGCCAACCAGACCGTCATCACCCAGAGCTCCATCAGCGACACCCGCCCCAACAGCGCAGTCTGCGGCTACATCACCCAGTTCATCGACAGCATCGACACCGAGGCCTTCTATGACCAGTTCAATGCCTTCTATGCTGAATTTGTGGCCAAGTCCAACGCCAGCTACTCCCAGTTCGAGCAGATGGCCAGGGCAGCCTATGACGGCTACACGGCCGCCATCGACGAGTACATCGAGGCGCTGGAGAACAAGGGCAACGCAGACCTGACCGCCATCACGGAGGATCTGAAAGAGTTCCAGCGCACCAGCCAGAACGCCTTCAATGAGTGGTTTGCCACCGTGCAGGGCCTTCTGGACGAGGACGTGGCCGGCGAGCTCATCAACAAGACGAGCAACCTGGACGAGCGCCTGACCGCGCTGGAGTACATGATCATCCACAACGATCTGTTCACTCACATCGTTGACGATGACGGCAACCCGATCCTGGACGACGATGGCAACGCGATCATCGGCGACTGGAAATATAAAACCGCATAAGGAGGAACATTATGCAGATTGACGTAACAAACGGCAAACGCTTCACCGAGTACGACGCGCTGGCTGCCGTGGCCAGCGAGGAGGACGTTCTCCTGGTACGACTCGCAGACGGCACAGGCGTCAAGAGGATCCCCCTCAGCGCCATCAAGGCCTTCATCAACGGAGACCTGACCACGCTGGAGACTGAGGACCAGACCAGCCTGATCGCCGCCATCAATGAAGTCCTCGGCCTGGCAGGCACCAACGCCGACGACATCAAAGCCCTGAAGGGGCTGACCGCAATGCTCGGCCAGACCGGTGCATCCAGAGCCAACTCCTTCATCTACGAGCACAGCCTCGGCACCAGCTTCACCGCCGAGCAGTCCGCCGACATCCGTGCCGGCAAGTTCGAGCTGGTCCGCACCGGCGGCTACTGGACCATCAACGGCCGCAAATACTGGGCCGCCCATGCAGACTACCGTCTGAACTGCGGCGACACAGCGCTGACCACTCACCATATGCTGGTCATCCCCGACAAGTCCTTCTATAACCACGTTATGAACGACGCCAACGACACGACCGGCTCCTACTACGGCAGCAAGATGAAGACCTCCGGCCTGGCTGATGCTCTGGCCACCATCAAGGCCGACTTCGGCGCGGATCACATCCTGACCCACAGGATCATCCTGCCCAACGCTGTCAGCAACGGCGCCAGCTCCGGCTGGGCGTGGTACGACAGCCAGATCGACCTGATGAACGAGAAGATGGTCTACGGCTCCCACGCATGGGGTGGCGGCTCCCAGAACGGCTACGACACCGGCATCGACAAGAGCCAGCTGGCTCTGTTCCAGGCACGCCCGGACCTGATCACGAACAGAGAGAACTGGTGGCTGAGAGACGTCCAGTCCGCGGCGCCTTTCTGCGGTGTCTCCGGCCACGGCGGTGCCTACTCCTGGGCCGCCTCGACCTCCATCGGCGTCCGCCCGGCTTTCCTGATCTATTGATCAAAAATCCCGGCCCCTTGTGGGCCGGGTAAATCTAATCAAGGAGATAAGATAGCGTGTCAGACATCCCTAAAAGTAAACGGGCCCATTCTAATCTGGAAGCGCACCACCAGGCTCTCGCAGTCCGTCGGATGATCTCCGTGGAGCTGCTCAGCAGCTTCGCCTACAGCGAGAAGAAGCTGGAGGCGGCCATCAAGAAGCAGACCGCGCACATCCAGGACCCGGAGCACAAGAAGGACGTCGCCGAGGCCATCCGCAGCCTGGAGAACGACTACGCCTGCTGGTTTATCAAGAGACACCGCGACCGAGTGGACGATCTCGCCTGCGCCATCGCTCAGCACATCAGGGCGGCCAATACCATCTGGCCCTCCTACCGTGTCGAGTACCTGGACAGACGCGACGAGCTCAACCAGGCGCTGAAGTGCTGCAACCAGCTCCAGGACGAGCTCCAGTACATCGCCGAGGCGCTGCCGGCTGACAAAAACCGGTATATGAACATCGTGCTCGAAGTCGAGAAGCTGTTCAACATGGTGAAGAAGCTCCGGCAGTCCGACAACCGCTTCCTGAAGCACCTGAAAGATTAACACCCTATAGGGTGGCCTCTGTTTGTGCCGTCCAGTCCGCGACGAATTTCTGCAATGTCAACAACAACGGCAATGCCAACAACTGGAACGCCTCGAACTCCATCGGCGTCCGCCCGGATTTCACAACCGCACTACATTCTACGGGCAAGCTCCCGCGTGCGGCTATGGGAAAGGAGAGGCCATCCGTCCAGCGGGATCAGCTGGTAAATGCTAACCAGGACGCTCCCGGTTACGACCGATGGGGCTATCGCGTGGTTTTTATGAATGTATTTTATGATGCAAATTTAATATACGACGCCGGCACCAAGGCCATGAAAAGCAGCAAATTCAAACGCAGCACGCAGATGTTCGAGATGACGCAGCTCCTCACCACGGCCCACATCCGGCGCGACTTTATGAGCGGAGACTACCGCCCAGACCCCGGGAACAAGTTCCCGATCAACGAGCGCGGGCATCAGCGCTTTATCACCAGCAACACCATGGTGGACAAGACCGTCAACCACCTCTTTTGTGACGAGGTCCTGACGCCGGCGATCAGCAAGTACCTGATCTACGACAACGGCGCCTCGCAGAAGGACAAGGGCGTGGCCTTCCACCGCCGGCGCTTCGAGGCTCACCTGCACCAGTATTACATGGAGCACGGATCCAACGAGGGCTACATCCTGCTGGTGGACTATTCTGGCTATTATGCCAACATCCCGCACGACAAGTGCATCGAGGTCCTCGACTACTTTCTGGAGCGCGAGGTCGAAGATCCGGAGACGCTGCTGATCTCTGAGATGCTGACGCGCCTGATCTTCAAGACCTTCGAGCAGGACGTCTCCCGCTTCTCCGACGAGGAGATCGCGGCCATGATGGCCGGCAAGGTCAACCCGATGCTCAACTGCGGCGTGGATCCGGAGCTGCTGACCGGCGAGAAGATGCTCAGGAAGGGCGTGGACATAGGCTCGCAGCCTTCCCAGAACATCGGCATCATCTACCCGTACCGGGTGGACAACTATGCCAAGATCGTCAGAGGCATCAAACACTACGCCCGCTACACCGACGACTTCTATGCGGTCTCAGACTCCAAGGAGTTCCTGGTGAGCGTGCTGGAAGGCTTCAGGAAGGAGGCGGCAGAGTATGGGCTGATCATCAACGAAAAGAAGACCCGGATCGTGAAGCTCTCCTCTCAGTTCAGACACCTGCAGGTGTGCTACTCACTGACGGAGTCCGGCCGCCTGATCCGGAAGATCCACCCGAAGAACATCACCCGGGAACGCCGGAAGCTGAAGGCGTACAAGCGCCTGCTGGACGCCGGCCGGATCGACTACCCAACCGTCGAGAACTCGTTCAAGTCCTGGCTGGGCAGTCACTACAAAATTATGTCACACGACCAAATCTACAACATGAGCAGCCTCTACTATGAGCTGTTCGGAAGGAGACCAAAATGGAAAAAAGGACATGGAAGATTACACTGGCTGATGGCACATCCCTCGACGGCCTCGACCTCAACGGGAACAACTTCATCAGCTCCACCGCTGTCACCGAGGACACCTTCGCCGGCAAACTCTCCAGCGTGACCATCGAGGGGCCCGACGGCACCGAGATCCACGAGGACATGAAGCTGGTGCAGATCACCAAGGTCAGCGCCAAGGCCTACTGGTTTATCCTGGCCGATAAGACGGCCGAGGAGAAGCAGAAGGAAGCAACCGACGCCAGGATGGCAGAAATGGAGCAGGCCATGAAGGCACTGCTCACAGGGGAGGTATAACACTATGAACATGACACAGACCGCACTCGAAATGCGTACCGCATTGCAGTATTTTGTGGCCAGCCTGGACGCTGAGACCCAGCTCGACCTGATGCTGGAGATCCCCTCCGTCTATCCCGCCTACACCGTGGGCAAGGCCTACAAGACGAAGGACGTCTTCTCCTACGGCATCAACGCCGTGGGCGATCCTCAGCTCTACCAGGTATTGCAGGATCACACCAGCGCCGCCGAGTGGACGCCTGACGCTGCTGTCAGTCTCTACAAGGCCATCGGCGTGACCGAGACCGGCTACCCGGTATGGGTACAGCCTCTGGGCGCGACTGACGCCTACAACACGGGCGACATCGTCAGCTACAACGACGCCCTCTACATTTCCACCATTGACGGCAATGTGTGGAGCCCCGAAGCATACCCGGCAGGCTGGAAGGCCTACGCCGAGTAAATAAAAACAAGGAAGGTACACAAGCATGAAAACTGGAATTTGCACAGCAGTGGGAGTCGTGGGCGGCTTCATCGCCAACCTTTTCGGAGGCTGGGACGCAGCTCTGACCACGCTCCTGATCTTCATGGGCGTGGACTACGTCACCGGCCTCGTCGTCGCCGGCGTGTTCCACAAGTCCCAGAAGTCCGCAGACGGCGCCTTGGAGAGTCGCGCCGGCTGGAAGGGCCTCTGCCGTAAAGGCACGACTCTCCTGGTGGTGCTGGTAGCCTGCCGCCTCGATCTGGTCACGGGCTCCACATTCATCAGAGACGCGACGATCATCGCCTTCATCGCCAACGAGACGCTCAGCATTATCGAGAACGCCGGCCTGATGGGCGTGCCTATCCCTGCCATCGTGGTGAAAGCCATTGACATCCTGAAACAGAAGGCAGAGGGCGACGCTAACACCAGCCCCGGCAAGGAGTAAGCCATGAAGGCGACAGGGTCCTCCACTGAGAGGACCATCTGGAACTATTTCCGCTGCAAAGGTTTCAGCCCGGCCGGTGTGGCCGGGCTGATGGGCAACCTCTACGCCGAGAGCGGGCTCAATCCGATAAACCTCCAGAACACCTACGAGAAGCGCCTGGGCCTCACGGACGCCGAGTACACGGCCGCCGTGGACTCCGAGAGCTACTCCAACTTCGTCCGCGACAGCGCCGGCTACGGCCTCGCGCAGTGGACATACTGGAGCCGCAAGGAGGCCATGCTCAACTACGCCCGGAAGACCGGCGCGTCCATCGGCGACCTGATGATGCAGCTCGACTTCATGTTCCAGGAGCTGAAGGGCTACGTGGCCGTCTTCCAGGTGCTCCGGACAGCCCGGACCGTGAAGGAGGCGTCCGACATCGTGCTGACCAAGTACGAGCGCCCGGCCGACATGAGCAACGCCGTCAAGGTAAAGCGGGCCGGCTTCGGCCAGGCATACTATGACGCCTACGCAAACACTACAGCAACCCCAGAGAAGGAGGAGATCACCATGAGCAACAGCCCTCTGGTAACGTACACCAACATCACCAAGAACAAGACCAGCCCCCGCAACCACGCCATCGACACCATCACGATCCACTGCATCGTGGGCCAGTGGACGGCGAAGCAGGGCTGCGACTACTTCGCCACTACCGACCGCGAGTGCTCCGCCAACTATGTCGTCGGCAAGGATGGCTCCATCGGTCTGTCCGTCGATGAGGCAGATCGCTCCTGGTGCACTTCCAGCCGCGAGAACGACAACCGCGCCATCACCATCGAAGTCGCCAGCGACACCGAGCACCCCTACGCCGTGACCGACGCAGCCTACGCCGCACTGATCAAGCTGGTGGCCGACATCTGCAAGCGCAACGGCATCAAGAAGCTGGTCTGGTCCACCAACAAGACCGACCGCGTCAACCACGCCAACGGCTGCAACATGACCGTGCACCGCGACTACGCCAACAAGGCCTGCCCGGGCCAGTACCTCTACGACCGCCACGGTGCCATCGCTGCGGCCGTCAATGAGATCCTGGGCTCCGGCACTACCCAGGCACCGGAAGCGGCTCCGGAGCCCGTCCAGGGCTTCCCTGCGACGCCCTTCACTGTCCGCGTCATCATTCCGGATCTGAACTACCGCAAGGGCCCCGGCATGAGCTACGCGGTCAGAGGCCAGACCGGCAAGGGCGTCTTCACCATCACCGAGGTGCAGGACGGCTGGGGCAAGCTGAAAAGCGGCGCCGGCTGGATCTACCTCGAAAATCCTGACTACTGCACCATCCAGGGCGTCGCAGCAAAGCCGGCCGAGCCGGATCCTGCCGACGTGCTGGCGCAGGAGATCGCCGGCAAGGTGAAGGGCTCCGGCCTGGATCCCGCTGACGTTCTGAACAGGACCAAGAAGATCCTGGGCGTGGCATGATCGCCCTGATCAGCGTGGCGGCTCTCATATTCCTGGGAGCCTGCTGCGCTGTCACAACAGCCAGCAAATACATGATAGACTAAGAGAGCCCCGGCACCCGCCGGGGCTCTTTTGCTTTATACGGCAATTCTGAGGACGACATAGTCCCGCAGCACGATGATCTTCGGGGTTCGAGTACCGTCGCGCGGGCTCCACCATTCGGGCCGTACTCGAACACGTGAGTGCGGGCCCTTTTCTCGGATATTGTAAAATATCAGCGCCTCATCGTTGCGGAGCTCGACTCGGGCGATGAACGTGTCAACCAACCGAGCGCGGAAGTCGTCATCCGTGACGTCTCCGACGCGGAAGGAGCGCAGCCAGGCCTCGACCACCTCATGGGTGAGTCGGGGCCTTTTTATTTCTGCCCGCTGGATCTCCAGCACCAGCTGCTCCTCCTCTTCCTCCAGGGCAGCCAAACGAGAGACCAGGCCACGGGCCCCGCCTTCTTCTATCGCGTCCAGCAAGTTCCGCTGGCGCTTTTTATTTGAGTCAAGACGCCGACGCAATCCCACCACGGGATCGTCGGCGTTTTCCTGTTCCTGGACTTCCAGGATCCGGACGGTCAGCTTCTCGATCATGTCATCGGTCAGCATATCGTTCACCGTGGCCAGGATGATCGCGTCCTCCAGCTGGTCCTTCGGGAACGGCTTCAGCTCGCAGGCCTTCCCGCGCTTTTTGTCTCCGCACTTGTAATACCGGTACACTTTCCCCAGCTTCCCGGTGCCGGTCTCTGCATTGATCATCGAGCCGCAATACCCGCAGAACATTTTACAGCTCAGCAAATAGTTCACCTTCGCCCTCCCCGCCGCATTGTTACGGCTCGTTTTGAAATGCTGGGCCGCCTCCAAGAAGGTCGCCTGGTCAATGATCGGCTCCACATTCAGCTTCACGTCCTGGATGTAAAACTCGCCCAGGTATTTGTTATTCCGCAGCATACGATAGACGACCGCATTGGAGACCGGCTTCCCGCGTCTGCCCATGATCCCACGGTCGGCAAACATCTGGACGATGTCCCGGAGCTGGCCGCCGGCGATGTGCATCCGGAAGGCCTCCCGGACAGCGGCAGCCTCTCGCTCGTCGACGATGATGTGACGCTCGGCGTCCACCTTGTAACCGATGGGCAGAGACTGGCCGCAATACTGGCCCTTCTTCGCGGTCTCCTTCATGCCTCGGATGACCTTCTGCCGGAGGTCGGCGGAGTAATACTCGGCCAGACCTTCCAGAACGCTCTCCAGGATGATCCCCTCCGGGCCCTCCGGGACGCTTTCCTTCGCATACAGCAGTTTGACGCCGGAGCGCTTCAGAGTCAGCTTGCCGAGGGCGATGTCCTGGCGATCACGGCCGAAGCGGTCGATCTTCCAGACGATGACGCAGTCAAAGCGGCCCTTCTCAGCGTCCCGCAGCATCCGCTGGAACTCGTCACGGCCGACGACACTCTTGCCGGAGACTTTCCGGTCGGCATACACTTCGATGATGTCGATCCCGTTCTCCTCTGCATAATATTTACAATCTGCCACCTGGCCCTCGATGGACTGCTCAGTCTGCCGGGGGCCTGGTGAGTATCTGGCATAAATAACGCCACGCATGGCCTCACGCTCCTCTCTGGGGATCTGTTAGATGTGCAGGATCGCTCTGATCGCTGCCTGAGTCTCAGCGCCGGCGTGCCGGTATGCTTCGATCAGGTCGATCTCGGCCAGCGTGACGGCCAGGAACTTATTGGCAGCGGGATCTGTCTCGTCGCCGGCCGGCTTCTCGATCTTATCGGTGAAGCCCAGCAAGTAGTTCATGTCGACGTGGAAGATCTCAGCCAGGGCCTCGATCATCTCGAAGCTCGGCTTCCGCTTTCCGTTCTCATACTGGGAAATGGTCATTTTATTCAATCCAACGCGGTCGGCCACGTCCTGCTGGGACCAGCCCCGCTCTAATCTTAATGATTTAACAATCTGAGAAAACTCCATAAATCTGTCCCCCTGAAAAAAATGTTTATTTTCCTCTTGACAATTATAAACTAAGAGTTTATTATAGTCAATGTAAACTATGAGTTTACGCAAGAGAAAAGCAAAGTAAACACCACCGAACAGGAGGACACACAATGAATATTTACAAGATCACCTTCACCCGCGAGAACGGCACCCAGGGCGCTGACCACTTCACCGCTGCCACCGAGAAGCAGGCCCGCAAGGACTTCAACGAGTGCTACCGTCACGGCACCGGCGTCATCGTCAGCGTCGAGCTCGTCCGTACCGACGCCCAGGCCACCAAGCAGCAGGAGCGCGATGCTCTGGCCAAGATCCGCCAGATCGTCGACACCCTCGGCCCTGAGTCCTACCTGGCCACCGCCTTCGAGGGCTGCTTCGACCTCGCTGCTGAGAACATCGAGAACGACTGGGGCTGCTCCATGGCCGACCGCGTCCGCCGCGCTGAGAAGCGCGCCGCAGAGCTGGAGGACAAGCTGGCCGAGTCCGTGAAGGACTACGAGGCCGCTCATGCTGCCGCTCATGCGGTCGCTGAGGAGAAGGACGCCGAGATCGCCAAGCTGAAGGCCCGCATCCAGGAGCTGCTGGAAGACAGCAAGCGCGGCTGCGAGTCCATCGGCGACCTGGCCAACCGTGCCGGAGAGGCCCAGCGCCGAGCTGAGGCAGCCGAGGCCGAGGTCATCCGCCTGAAGGCCAAGCTCTACGACTACATGACAAGGGAGGGCTGATCATGAGCAAGATCTCCACCATCACCAGGATCACCAGCACCGTGCTGGACAAGTACCGCAATTCGATCCCGCGCAAGGCGTTCATCGACGCCATGGAGCGAGTGGCCGCCGAGGCCATCACCTCCGGAGAGACACAGCTGGGGGCTCCGGTCCCCGGCATCGAGCTCCTGAAGCGCTCCGACGCCACAGCTGGCGAGCTGGCCGATCTGATCTCCGGCGCCTGCCCGCCCTTCCCCCAGGGCTTCAGCGAGGTGCGCTGCGACGAGCAGAGCTGCCGCGCCTGCTGGCTTGCATGGCTGACCACGGGAAAGTCACCCAGCTGCAAGGAGGTGGCGGACTGATGGGCGCATATATGAGAAAGACGGGGATCCTCCCCGTCTGCACCAATAACGAGGCCCGGGACTACTTCGCCAGCAAGGGCCTCACTTACGCCGACGTGACTGAGGGCGACATCCTCACCCTGGTCATGCTCCTGAACAAGCACATCAAGAAGGCCAACGCAGACTGCGAGACCTCGATGGGCTCCATGTACCTGAGCCGCCGGATCGACCTCAAACGGAAGACCAACGGCACCCTGATCAGCTGCTTCCTGTATGTCAATAGCCACTACTTCGAGCGCCGCGAGTGCATCAGCTTCAACGCTGACGGCTGGATCGGCTTCGCCGGCTGGGCAGACCAGGGCAACACCAACCCCATATTACGAGCATTTATTGAGTGGTGCGACCTGCTGGCCACCACCGGAGAAAAGGAGGACACACAACCATGACCCGCTTCAAATTTTATTCCAACTACCTCGCCTGCCTGCTGGGCACCCTGGTCGCCTTCGAGCTCTGCTGGATCGGCGCCAAGTACGTCATCGAGGGCGAGGTGGTCCACACCTATCTCGACCACTTCATCGCCGTGTGCGGCTCGTTCTATCTGACCCGCGACACCATGAAGCTCTGGCTGAAGCTCCAGACCAAGAGCCAGAAGGTCCAGCACTAACAAAGGAAGGAGGCAAAGCATGACCGCAAAGACTATCGACGCCCAGACCATCGGTGAGAGACTCCGCGCTCTGCGCGGCTCCCGTACTCAGAAAGAGGTCGGCGAAGCCGTGGGCGTGACCGCCATGGCCATCTCTCAGTTCGAGCGCGGGGAGCGCGTACCTGCTGACAGCACCAAGATGGCCCTGGCCGCGTACTTCAAGACCACAGTGGAAGCTATTTTTTTTACATTCTAAGTAAACTTTAAGCTTACTTTTTCAAAGGAGGACACACATGGGAAGAAAGAACAGACAGCGCAAGCCGGAACCCTTCAAGTGCTGCGAGACCTGCGCCAATATGCAACCGATCGGCGAAGGCGACCACATCTGTGACGCCTGCTGCAGCCATGATGGCAGCCCGACCGCTCTGATCCTGGAGAGCTACATCCCGGCCGCCGACTACTTCATCTGCAACGGCAGAAGCTGGACACCGCAATGAGGAGGGCGCCATCATGGGAAATGAAATTGACTTGACGATGCTGGCCCGTTCAGCCTACCGGGCGATCCTGCGGAGCATGGAGAGCGAAGACGAGGCGCCGGAAGCTCCCGAAGACAAGGAGGACACCCGTGGCAGTTAGGCGGGGGGGGGGGGCATGAGCCAGGAGCCTCTGACACCGGAGGAGCAAGCCTTCGCAGTCCAGCACCATCACCTCGTCCTGGAGTACCTGCGGATCAGGCAGCTGCCGGTCGACGACTGGTATGACGTCGTGATCTTCCGCTATCTCCGCTCCGTTAGACGCTGGCACACCGAGCTGGAGCTTCACTACTACAGCTTCAAGACCATCGCCTTCAAGGCCATGCAGTCGGCCATCGGAGGCGAATATGCAAAACGCAGCCGCCGGATCCAAGCGGTCAGCCTGGAGGACCCGATCCCCGGGACCGATGGCATGACCTACGGCGACACCATCACATACGAGAACATAAGGAGGATGCTATGAAAATCAGTTACAACGTGACGCTGCCCGAGCGCAAGACGTTCAGAGGCGGCCAGAGGAGTGAGGATCTCGTTGCCATCGAGAGCTTCCTGAAAGGAACCCAGAAAAACATGGCCATCGAGTACGACACCCCGGAAGAAGCAAAGAGACGGCTCGGCGCCATCCAGGCGTTCAGACGCAAGGATCCCCTGGGCGATCTGTTCGAGATCTACCGCAGCGGCGCCGGCCTCTACATAATCCGCCTGGACCCGAAAACGGTCAAGGCCAAGAAGGAGGCGAGAAACATGGCAGCACAAAAGAACTAAGGCCCCGGAGACAAGCCCCGGAGCCCCAGAAGAACACACCCCAATTATATCACAGCTAAGGAGGAAAATCAAACCATGAAGATCAAAGTCGAATTTGAAAGTCTGGACGAGTTCAAGGAATACATGGGCATCGCGTCCCCTTCCCTCGTCGCAGTACCCGCTCAGGCCGAGCCTGAGATCACCCCGGAGCCTGCACCTGCTGAGGCCGTCCAGGAGGCGCCCCAGGAGGCCCAGGAAGCACCTGAAGCTCCTAAGCCTAAGAACAACACCAAGAAGACCCAGAAGGCCGCCCAGGCGGAAGCTGAGGCCGCTCCTGAGCCCGATCCGGAGCCTGAGCAGCCTGCAAAGGTGACGGAGGACTTCCGCATCGCTGTCCGCAAGCAGCTGGCCGCCCTCAATAAGAAATGCGGCCGCAACCGCGCCGCCGAACTGATCAACGAGCTCACCGGCAAGGGCAAGCTCACCGAGGTCGATCTGGCCGACCTGCCGAAGCTCATGGAAGCAGCAAAGGAGGAAACCAATGCCGAGTAAACACGCCCGCTGCTCCGCGTCGGCCGCGCATCGCTGGATCAACTGCCCCGGCTCCGTCGCTCTGTCTGATCAGTGCCCGGATCCCGGCTCCAGCAGCTACGCCGACGAGGGAACAGTCGCCCACAACCTGGCCGAGCTGAAGCTCCGCCACGTCCTGCATGAGATCACCGACGCCCAGTACAAGAAGCGCCTGGCCAAGATCCAGCAGGACGACTACTACAACGGCGAGATGGACGAGGCCACCGACTTCTATGTGGACACCGTCCTGGAGGAGTTCGCCGCAGCCGGCGAAGGCGCCGAGCTGATGATCGAGCAGCGCCTCGATCTGACCCAGTGGATCCCGGAGGGCTTCGGCACTTCCGACGCCGTCATCATCGGCGGCAATATGATCCAGGTCATCGACCTGAAGTACGGCAAAGGCGTCAAGGTCGAGGCCAAGAACAACCCGCAGTTCCGTCTCTATGGTCTGGGCGCGGTCGCCCTGTTCGGCGATCTCTACGACTTCGACACCGTGAAGACCACGGTCGTCCAGCCCCGCCTCGACCATGTGGACAGCGAGGTCGTGATCCTGAAGGAGCTGCTGCTCTGGGGCGAGGAGGAAGTCACGCCCCGCGCCATCATGGCCATGGAGGGCTCCGACTACTTCGTGGCGGGCGACTGGTGCCGCTTCTGCCCGGCGAAGGCCCGTTGCCGCAAGCGTGCAGAGTTCAACCTGGAGCTGGCCCGGATGGAGTTCCAGAAGCCCCCGCTGCTCTCCAACGAGGAGATCGGCGAAGTGCTGGCCAAGGCCGACCACCTGAAGAAGTGGGCCGAGGAGGTCAGCGAGTACGCTCTGGAGCAGGCCCTGGCCGGTGAGCACTTCGACGGCTGGAAGCTGGTCGAAGGCCGCAGCAACCGCAAGTACGCCGACGAGATCCAGGTGGCCGACAAGCTGAAGGCCGCCGGCTTCGACGAGGCGATGCTCTACCAGCGCAAGCTCTACGGCATCACCGAGATGGAGAAGCTCGTCGGCAAGAAGAAACTGGCCGCCACCCTGGGCGACCTGCTGATCAAACCCGCAGGCAAGCCGGTCCTCGTGCCGGAGTCTGATAAACGCGAAGCCATCAACACAACCGAAGCGGCCAAGGCCGACTTCACCACCGGCGACGACGAGGTCGCGCCGTTCTAAATTAAGGAGGATTATAAAATGTCTACTACCAAAGTTATCACCGGAAAAGTTCGTTTCAGCTATGTGAACATCTTCAAGAGCCGCGCCTTCCAGGCTGGCCAGGACGCCAAGTACAGCGTGTGCCTGCTGATCCCTAAAGAGGACAAGGCCACCATCAAGAAGATCAAGGCAGCCATCGACGCAGCTGTCCAGGACGGCATCAGCTCCAAGTGGGGCGGCAAGAAGCCTGCCAACCTGAAGCTGCCCCTGCGCGACGGCGACGCCGAACGTGCCGACGAGGCTCCTGAGTACGAGGGGATGTACTTCCTCAACTGCAACAGCACCCAGAAGCCCGGCATCGTGGACAAGGATCTGAACGAGATCCTGGATCCCGACGAGGTCTACTCCGGCTGCTGGGGCCGTGCCTCCATCAACTTCTTCCCCTTCAACACCAACGGCAACAAGGGCATCGGCGTCGGCCTGAATAACATCCAGAAGCTGAAGGACGACGACCGCCTGGGCGCTGCCCGTGCTTCCGCCGAGTCCGACTTCGGCGGCGACGACTTCGAGGACGACGAGGACTTCTAAGGAGGACATACAGATGCACCGAGTTATGGGCGTGGATATAGAAACCTATAGCTCCGTGGATCTGACCGAGGCGGGCGTCTACGCCTACGTGGAGGCGCCTGACTTCGACATCCTGCTCATCTCGTACATCTTCGACGACTGGGGCGAGGACGACGTCAAGACCATCGACTGCTTCGATGCTGATCCTGACATGATGGCCGAGTTCTGCGAGGCCCTCCTCGATCCCCAGATCGTCAAGACCGCCTTCAACGCGAACTTCGAGCGCACCTGTCTGGCCAAGTGGCTCCAGAAGCCCATGCCGCCAGAGGAGTGGCGCTGCACAATGGTCAAGGCGCTGACGCTGGGCCTGCCGGGCAATCTGGCAGGCGCCGGCGAGGCGCTGGGCCTTCCTCCCGAGAAGCTAAAGGACCCCCAGGGCAAGGCCCTGATCCAGTTCTTCTCGAAGCCGTGCAAGCCGACCCGGACCAACGGCCAGAGGACGCGCAACCTCCCGCAGCATGACCCGGCCAAGTGGCAGCTCTACAAGGGCTACAACCGGCAGGACGTCGTGACCGAGCAGGAGATCCTACGGAAGCTATCCATCTACAAGACACCGGAGTCAGAGCAGGAGCTCTGGGCTCTGGACCAACACATGAACGACAACGGCGTGGCGCTCGACATCCCCATGGTCGAGAAGATCGTCGAGTATGACACCCGGCGCCGGCAGGAGCTCCAGGAGGAAGCCCAGGAGCTCACCGGACTGAAAAACCCGAACAGCCTGGCCCAGCTGAAGCGCTGGCTCGCAGAGCAGGGCGTGGAGATGACCAGCGTCACCAAGGACACCATCGCCGAGGCGCTGCGAGATCCGGAGCTCCCAGACGTCGTCCGGAGAGTGCTGGAGATCCGCACCGCCCTGGGCAAGACCAGCGTGGCCAAGTACAGCACGATGCTGGTGGCACACTGCCAGGATCACCGGCTGCGAGGCATCCTTCAGTTCTACGGCGCCAACCGATCCGGGCGCTGGGCCGGCCGCCTGGTGCAGACGCACAACCTGGCCAAGAACACGCTGCCGGATCTGGCTCTGGCCCGCGAGCTGGCGGCCGAGGGAGACTTCGAGACCATGGGCACCCTGTTCGGCGAGACGGCCTTCGTCTTCTCCGAGCTGATCCGGACGGCCTTCATCCCATCCGAGGGCTGCCGCTTCATCGTCTCCGACTTCTCCGCCATCGAGGCGCGAGTCCTGGCATGGCTCGCCGGCGAGGAGTGGGTCCTGGAAGCCTTCCGCAACGGCAAGGACATCTACTGCGAGACCGCCTCCATGATGTACCACGTGCCCGTGGAAAAGCACGGAGCCAACAGCCACCTCCGCCAGAAGGGCAAGGTCGCCGTGCTGGCCTGCGGCTACCAGGGCGGCGTCGGTGCCATGAAGCGCATGGACAAGGGCGGCAGCATACCGGAGGACGAGCTCCAGAGCGTCGTGGACCAGTGGCGGCAGGCTAACTCCAACTCCGTGAAGCTCTGGAGGACCTGCGAGCTGGCAGCGCGGACAGCCATCGAGGAGCACCGCACCGTCCGGCTGAAGAACGGCCTGGCCTTCGGCTACATCAACGGCAACCTGTTCATCAAGCTGCCGGGCGGCCGGAAGCTCTGCTACTGGAACACCCGGCTGAAGCTCGACCCCCGCGACGGCCGCGAGCACATTGTCTACATGGGCGTCAACCAGGAGACGAAACAGTGGGGCGAGACCGAGACCTACGGCGGCAAGCTGGTCGAGAACATCGTCCAGGCCACCGCCAGAGACTGCCTGGCCATCTCTATGCAGAGGGTCGCAGCTCTGGGCTACAACATCGTCATGCACGTCCATGACGAGATCATCGTGGACTGTCCCATCGAGGACACCGGCGCCATGGAGAGGATCAACGCCTGCATGGCTGAGCCTATCCCCTGGGCGCCTGGTCTGCCTCTGAAGGGCGACGGCTACGAGACACCATTCTACATGAAAGACTAAGGAGGACACACAAATGAAAATCACCCGCACCATGACCATCGACACCAACGAGATCCAGATCGGCGACCGCATCGAGGTCGGCCATTATACCGCCACCTGCCAGAAGCTGGTCGGCGAGGGCCTGGCCCTGTTCCTGCTGGATCAGTACCTCGACAAGCCCATGCAGATGAACAGAAAGAACACCAACGCCGGCGGCTACGACGGCAGCGATCTCCGCAAGGACCTGAACACCGGCAAGATCCTCGACGAGTTCGCGCCCCTGGAGCTGGTGCCCTTCGAGAACGGCGACCTGCTCCGCCTGCCCTTCTATGGCGAGATGTTCGGGCACGACGACTGGTACAACTCCGGCGCCGTGGAGCCTGACAACTGCGAGCAGTGGCCTCTGATGAAGGAACGCGCCAACCGCATCGCCGAACGCAAGGGCGAGAGCTACGAGTGGGGATGGCTCCAGAACAAGTACGTCCGGTCCGCGACGAATTTCTGCATTGTCCACCTCGACGGCTATGCCCGCTACTGGGCCGCCTCGAACTCCATCGGCGTCCGCCCGGCTTTCCTGATCAAATTATCATAAATCCCGGGGGCCTCGTGCCCCCGCTATAGACTATCTACAAAGCAAGGAGGACAACGATGGAGCCTATCACTATATGCTGGGAGACCGGCTACATGACCATCAACCCGGACGCCTTTTTCCCAACAAGTGCAGCCAGGATCCGGAAGCTCCTCCGGGTGGTCGCCCTGGACTTTGAGCATCAGGACGACATCCGGATGCAGCTGGCCGGGGCCTGCGAGAGCCGCGCCCAGGAGATCCTGGACGGCCGCAAGAGCCTCGCCAACGAGGCAGTAAACCACCACCAAAAAGCGGCGGACCTGGAGCCGCAGATCGAGACGGCCAAGCGCCGGATCACTACCCTCCGGGCCTGCATCAAAGAGCAGCCGAAGAAGGCCCGACAGCTGGGCTACCCTGAACGGCTGCACGAGGAGCGGGAGCAGCTGAAGAAGCTGACCGCCGAGCGCTCCGGAGCCCTCTCAGCCTTCCGGAAGAAAAAGCGCGAGTTCGAGGCCGCTGAGGCCACGGCTGAGAAATTAAGACAGAACGCGGAGGTGCTGAGACCATGACCAACACAGCGGAAAAACTCACCCTGCCCCTGTTCATGGTCAAGCACAACGGCGACCTCCTGATCTCGACCGGCCGCAGCCGCTTCGAGACCTCCTGGAAAAATAAGACCATGAGCTGGGCGGCTCTCCTGAATAAGCTCTCCCGCTCCATGGAGACCACGGAGACCCACGCCGAGTACATGAAGATGAGCAAGGAGCAGCAGGACAAGATCAAGGACATCGGCGGCTTCGTCGGCGGTCATCTGAGGGATGGCCGCCGCAAGACCGGCTACGTCACGGCCCGCCAGCTGCTCACCCTCGACCTGGACTTCCCTCCGGCCGAGTTCTGGGACAACATCATCGACAACCTGGAGATCGACAACGCCCTGGCGGTCTACTCCACACATAAGCACACCAAGGCGAAGCCCCGCTACCGTCTGATCATGCCCCTCGACAGAGAGGTCACGCCGGACGAGTACGAGGCCATCGCCCGCAAGATCGCCGAGAAGATCGGCATCGACTACTTCGACGACTCCACCTTCCAGCCGACCCGTCTGATGTACTGGCCGAGCCATAGCGTGGACGTCGAGCCCTTCTTCCAATACTACGACGCCCCCTTCCTGGCGGCCGACTCCATCCTGGCCGAGTACCCGGACTGGACCGACACCAGCTACTGGCCGGAGTCGTCCCGCATGGTGGGCATCAGAAAAAGAGACGCCGACCGGCAGGGCGATCCTCGTGAGAAAAAGCACATCGTCGGTATTTTCTGCCGCACCTACAGCATCACCGAGGCCATCGCCAAGTTCCTACCGGACGTCTACACCCAGACGGCCAAAGAGGACCGATACACCTACGCAGCCGGCTCAACTGCTGCCGGCCTCGTGGTCTATGACGGCGACGTCTTCGCCTATTCCAACCATAGCACCGACCCGGCCGGCGGCCAGCTCTCCAACGCCTTCGACCTGGTCCGCATCCACAAGTTCGGACATCTGGACGAGGGCAAGGAAGGCAAGAGCGGCAAAGACCTCCCGAGCTTCAAGGCCATGGCCGACATGGCCAGAGACGACGAGGGCTGCAAACGAACAGCCGCGAGCGAACAAGCGGCGAACGCTCGCCAAGAGTTCGCTCAGCTGGAGGAGTCCCCGGAGGACTGGGCCCTTCTGCTGGAGCGCAACGCCAAGATGGAGGTCTGCCCGACCCTCGTCAATGCCGTGCTGATCGTGCAGCATGATGAAGGCCTCCAGAACATCGCCTACAACGATCTGAAGCAGGCCATCGAAAAGACCGGGCCGCTGCCATGGCGAAATGACGGCGGCACCTGGAGAGACGCCGACGACGCGCAGCTCCTGGCGTACATGAACAGAGTCTACCAGTCCCGCTTCACCAACTCGGCCGTCGTCACGGCACTGACCAAGGTGGCCGACGACCGGCACTTCAATCCCCTGCGGGAATACATCCAGGCGCTGCCGGAGTGGGACGGCGTGGCCAGAGTGGACACGCTGCTGATCGACTACCTGGGCGCCGAGGACACCGCCTACACCCGAGCCGTGACCCGCAAGACTCTGGTCGGAGCTGTCCAGCGCGTGCTGCAGCCCGGGTGCAAGTTCGACACCATGCTCGTGCTCGACGGCCCTCCGGGCATCGGCAAGAGCACCCTGCTCCGGAAGCTGGGCGGCGAATGGTTTGACGACTCCCTCAGCCTGGCCGACACCAGGGACAAGACCGCAGCCGAAAAGCTCCAGGGCAAGTGGATCATGGAGATCGGCGAGATGCAGGGCACCCGCAAGGCCGACATCGACATCGTCAAGGGCTTCCTCAGCCGTCAGGACGACGCCTACCGTGCAGCATACGGCCGCGTGGTGCAGAGCCACCCGAGGACCTGCATCATCTGCGGCACTACTAACAGCACCGACGGCTTCCTGAGAGATACTACCGGCAACCGGCGCTTCTGGCCCGTGCCCGTGAAGAAGGGCCGCCTCAGCGTCTGGGAGATGACCGAGGAAACCCGCGCCCAGATCTGGGCCGAGGCCATGATCTTCGTGGCTGAGGGCGAGACGACCTACCTGGACTACGAGCTGGAGCGCGAGGCAGCGAGGATGCAGCTGAACGCCCTGGAGTTCGACGAGCGCGAGGGCGAGGTGGCCGAGTATCTGGACACCCTGCTGCCGGCGGACTGGTACAACTGGGATCTGAGTCAGCGCGTGGACTACTTCCAGCAGCGTGACGTCCTGAGCCCTACCATCGAGGGCACGATGCAGCGCACGCGAGTCAGCACCAAGGAGATCTACTGCGAGTGCCTGGGACTTCCGTGGGCCCGTTTTACGCGGCAGGATGGCGACCGGATCAAGACCATGCTGCTGAGGATCGGCGGCTGGAAAAGCGGCAGCAAGCTGGAAAAGGTGCCAGGCTATGGCCCGCAGCGTTGTTACCACCGGAGCACGGGTAACGATTAAGTTGTTACCCGTGCACGGTTGGAGGCTCACAAGGTAACAACCGCTTGTTATCAAGTTGTTGTTACCACCAAAAACCTCGATATTTTCGGCAAGGTAACAAGGTAACAAAGAAAACCCTAATATTTTAATTATTTGAATATAGACAACGAAAACCGCGCCCGAGAGCGCCCGCACAGACATATACGCGCGAGAGTGAATAGTTGTTACGGAGGATCCAAAGATGGAAAAACGAGAACGAGACATAGAGAGCGGCCTTCGGAGGTCGGTCGAGAGAATGGGCGGCAAGTTTATGAAGTTCACAAGCCCCGGGAACGACGGCGTGCCCGACCGGATCGCCGTCCTACCGGGTGGCCGGGTATGGTTTGTAGAGCTGAAGCGCGAGGGTGAGAAGCCCACGGCCATCCAGAAGTGGCAGATAGAGCAGCTGCGGAAGCTGGGCTGCAACGTGGCAGTGATCGCAGGCATGAAGGAGGCGCGAGCCTGGATCTGGGAGGTGATCGGATAATGCCGGTATATGGAAATTGCGACCACTGCGGCGCCCCCATAAGTATGCCGCCGAGCCACTGGGCCAGATCCCAGGAGCACTTCTGCAGTCGCCAGTGTCACATGGCAAAGATGAACGCAGAACTCAACCCGACCCGGATGACCAAAGAGGTCCGGCAGAAGCTGGCACTGAGCCGTCTGAACACCGGCCAGACCGACAGCTACCGGAAAACCAACGGCAGGCACACGCACCGGATCGTGGCCGAGCAGATCCTGGGCCGTCCGCTGCTCCCTGGTGAAGTCGTCCACCACATCAACGGCGACAAGAGAGACAACAGACCCGAAAACCTTCGCGTGTTCAGCAGCCAAGCCGAGCACGCCAAATGGCACAAAGAAAACGACAAGGAGGTGGTGCCCGATGAAGTTCATCCCACACGAATATCAGCAGAAGGCGATAGACAGGATCGTCAACAATAAGCGCTTCGGCCTGTTCCTGGAGATGGGCCTCGGTTAGCAAGACCGTCATCACTCTGACAGCCATCGACGTCCTGATCAATGAGCTTTTCGAGGTGGACCGCGTCCTGGTCATCGCGCCGAAGCGAGTGGCCGAGGACACATGGACCAGAGAGCACGCCAAATGGGACCACCTCCGCCACCTTCGTGTCAGCAAGGTGCTGGGATCACCGGAGCAGCGGCGCCGGGCCCTGGCCGTGGACGCCGACATCTACGTCATCGGCCGGGACAACGTAGTCTGGCTGGTGGAACAGTGTCGGCAGGGCTGGCCCTTCGACATGGTCGTAATTGACGAGCTCTCCAGTTTCAAGAACCCGCAGGCCAAGCGCTTCCGGGCGCTGAAGAAGGTCATCCCGAAGGCCTCCAGAGTCGTCGGTCTGACCGGCACACCTTCAGCCAACGGCCTCATGGATCTCTGGGCTGAGATCTACCTGCTGGACCGTGGCGAGCGACTGGGCCACACCCTGGGCGCCTACCGCGAGAAATACTTCAGACCGGGAGCCCGGAACGGCTACGTCGTGTTCAAGTGGGAGCCCCTTCGAGGATCCCGGGAAAAGATCGAGGCGGCCATCAGCGACATCTGCATCAGCATGAGCGCCGACGACTACCTGACACTGCCGAAGCGGATCGACAACCTGATCCCGGTCAAGCTGAGCCCCCAGGAGATGAAGCAGTACAAGACCATGGAGGCCGAGCAGCTGCTTCACATTGACGACGAGGACGTGGTCGCTCTGAACGCAGCCGCCGTCATGACCAAGCTCCTCCAGATCGCCAACGGCAGCGTCTACTCCCACGAGGGCAACGTCGTCCGGCTGCATGACGCCAAACTGGAGGCGCTGCTGGAGATCATCGACACCACCGACAGCCCTGTCCTGATCTTCTACAGCTACAAGCACGACCTGGCTGCCATCAAGGCAGCGATCCCCGGAGCCCGGACGCTGGACGGCCCGGAGGACATCGCAGAGTGGAACGCCGGCAGGGTCCAGGTGCTCCTGGCTCACCCGGCCAGCGTGGGCTACGGACTCAACCTTCAGGAAGGCGGCCATGTGATCGTGTGGTACGGCCTCACCTGGAGCCTGGAGCTCTACCAGCAGGCCAACGCCCGCCTCTACCGGCAGGGCCAGGACAAGCCGGTCATCATCCACCACCTGATCGCTGAGGGCACTGTGGACGAGCAGGTCATGAGAGCCCTCCAGGAGAAAGACATGAGCCAGGCGGCTCTGATGGCTGCACTGAAGGAAAGGAGAACACAATGAAGAACACACTGACAGATCTCAACAACCACCTCTTTGAACAGCTGGAGCGTCTGAACGATGACGATCTGGACGAGGCCCAGCTGGAGAAGGAGCTGAGGCGTGCCGAGGGCATGACCAAAGTCGCCACCCAGATCATCCAGAACGCGGAGCTGGCCTACAAGACCATGGTGCACATGGCCGAGTACGGCTACGACCGCAAGGACGCCCGGGAGGTGCTGCCGCCGATGCTGGAGGTGAAAAATGGCTAACAGATACCCGCCAGAGGTGCATCAGTTCATCGCGGCCAACGTCGAGGGCCGCACCTGCAAGGAGCTCGCAGAGCTGACCAATCGGGAAATGGGCACCGCCTTCACCGAGACCATGATGCACAGCTACAAACACAATCACGGACTGAAGTCCGGGACGAAATGCGGCAAGCCGAAGGGCTGGAGCCCGGTCTATCCTGAAGGGATGGAGGACTTCATCCGCAGCGTGGCAGAGGGCCGCACGGTCTACCAGATCGCCGAACTGGTGAACGAGCGCTACGGTGCCGGCACCATTGACGCGGTCAAGGTCCGAGCCTTTAAGAAAAACCACGGCATCGTCTCCAACTTGAACACCCGCTTCAAAAAGGGATCCACACCCTGGACAAAGGGCAAGAAGCAGACCGACTACATGAGCCCGGAGGCTATCGAGCGCACCAAGGCCACCCGCTTCCAGCCTGGTCACACTCCGGCCAACCTGCTGCCAGTCGGCTCCATCGTGAAGACTACCGACGGCTATCTTCTCCGGAAGAAGCAGATGGACGGCAGCCAGTGGGATCGCTGGGAGTTCCTGCATCGAGTGATCTGGGAGGAGCACAACGGCCCCATCCCGGAGGGCATGATGGTCAGCTTCAAAAACGGCGACAAGGAGGATCTGGACATCGACAACCTGATGTTGATCAGCAACGCCGAAAACCTGGAGCTGCATCGCTCACAGCTTCGATTTACTGAGAGAGAACTCACTGAGACCGGACTGACCCTGGTCAAGTTGAAAATAAAGACCCGAGAAAGGAGAAGAAAATGATCGGATATTTAAGCGGCCCCATCACGGGCCACAAGAACTACCGGCGCCAGTTCGCTGAGGCTGCCGTCGCACTGAAGGAGCTGGGCTACGTCGTCATTAACCCCGCCGAGCTCGACCACGCCCTCCCCGTGGAGGAGATGGGCTACGAGGGCATCATGCAGGTCGATCTGGCTCTCCTGTCTGCTGCTGACTACCTGGTGCAGCTTCCCGGATGGGAGAACTCCAGAGGCGCCAACCGCGAGCTGGGCTTCGCCCTGGGCGCTGACAAGATCGTCGTCACCCTGGAAGATCTTCTGGCGAAGGAGGTGACGCTGCCATGGAATTAAACGAGACTTATGACTTCCTGATGCAGATCCGCCGCAAGGAGATCATCATCAGACGGAAAGAGATGCAGCGGGACGAGCTGAGGGCCTGCCTGCTGCCGGGCGCCGTCAGGTATGACAAGGACCGCGTCCAGAGCTCACCGACCGACAGCATGGCCAACGTCCTGGCCAGAGTTGACGAGCTGGATCACGAGATCGAGCAGCTGAGGCATGAGAAGGCCCAGCTGATCCTGAAGATCAGCAACGCCATCGAGAAGCTGGAGGACGACACGGAGAAGGTCGTCCTGACTGAGTTCTACATCGCCCGGGCGCCGATGTCTCAGGTGGCTGAGACCATCCACTACAGCATCCGCCGGGCCTACTACTACCGCAAGAGCGGCGTCGAACATTTAGGGGAGGTGCTGGGATGATACGACTCCTGCATGGCGACTGTCTGGCAATGCTGAAAGAGGTGGAGCCTGGCAGCGTGGACCTGGTCCTCTGCGATCCTCCCTACTCCTCCGGCGGAACTCATGCCGGCGACCGCAAGGCCAGCACGACGGCCAAGTACACCGACAACGACTTCAACGGAGCCGCCAGGCTCCCGGCCTTCTCCGGCGATAACATGGACCAGCGGAGCTTCACGGCCTTCATGCGATGGGTGTGCAGCGAGCTGAGGCAAAAGACCAGGGAGGGGGGGATCCTGGAGATGTTCGTGGACTGGAGAAACCTCCCCGCGATGACGGACGCCGTGCAGATGGCCGGCTGGGTGTGGAGGGGCGTCGTCGTATGGGACAAAGGCATCAGCAGAAACCAGCCGGGACGCTTCCGGAACGACTGCGAGTTCGTGGTCTGGTGCTCCAACGGCGACCTGCCTATTGACTGGAAGGCAGCCAAAGGCACCAAGGCCATGCCGGGCGTCTACCACGTCCCCATTGTGGCGCCGAAGCAGCGCTTCCATCAGACTGAGAAGCCCGTGGAGCTGCTGGAGAGTCTTCTGACCATCTGTCCCCCGGGCGGCACTGTCCTGGACGCCTTCATGGGATCCGGCAGCACCGGCGTGGCAGCCGTTAAAACCGGCCGGAGCTTCATCGGGATGGAACTGTCCGACCAATACTTCGAGATCGCTGAGAAACGCATCCAGGAGGCCGAGGACGAGCTTCTGAACGACTTTTAGAGAGTCGGCGAACATTGCAAACCAGAATGTGTTATACTGGTAGAGTGGAATTGTGAGAGCAGGCAGTGGCCTGCTCTCTTTCTATACAAAACACCGAATAAGGAGGCGGCGAGGTCATGCCCAAGGCAAGGAACTCGAAGGTAGACGAGGCCCTTGCACTCTACCAGCAGGGCCTCAAACTAATTGAAATAGCACGGAAGCTGGACATCCCGGAGGGAACTGTCCGACGATGGAAGTGCACATATAAATGGGATAGCGAGCGCTCGCAACCTGAAAAACCGAACGCTCGCAAACGAGGCGGCCAGCCCGGCAACAGAAACAGGGCCGCACCAAAGGGCAACAAGAGGGCCGAGAAGTTCGGCTTCTACTCCAAGTATTTACCGGAGGAGACGCTGGAGATCTTCGGAGAGATCCAGGACGCCGATCCGCTGGATCTGCTCTGGGACCAGATCCGCTTCTCCTACACGGCCATCCTCCGGGCCCAGAAGATCGCCTACGTCAAGGACGCCGAAGACAAGACCATCGAGAAGATCGAGGACCGCAGCGGCGCCGAGTCCTGGGGCGAGAAGTGGGAAGTGCAGCAGGCCTGGGACAAGCAGGCCAACTTTATGAAGGCCCAGGCCCGGGCGATGGACACGCTCCGGAGCCTGATCAAGCAGTACGACGAGATGCTGCACAATGACTGGGAGGCAGCCACCGAGGAACAGAAGGCCCGTGTGCAGCTGCTGAAGTCCCGGATCAATGACGGCGCGGATCAGGTCGGAAAGGTGGTAATCATCAATGACACAAACGACCCGCATCAGTGACCTCATCATCCGGAAGTTCTGGCCAGTCTTCAACGATAAGGAACACACCCACAAGATCCTGACCTCCGGCCGAGCGGGCACCAAGTCCTCAGAGGCTGCCATCGAGGTCGTGTATAAGATCGTCAGCGAGGCGGACTGCTCTGCCGTGGTCATCCGCAAGCGGCACAACAAGCTCCGGAAGACGGTCTACAAGGAAATCAAGCGAGCCATCAAGAGGCTGGGCCTCGACGAGCGGCTGTTCAAGATCACCGTGAGCCCCATGGAAATCACCTACAAGGCCAACGGGAACACCATCTACTTCACCGGATCCGACAGCATAGACGACACCAAGGGCATCATCGACGAGAACAAGCCCATCAAGATCGTCCTGCTGGATGAGGTCAGCGAGTTCTTCACCGACGGCGAGGGCGAGGACGAGCTCCAGAACATCGAGGCGACCTTCATCAGAGGCAACGCCGAGGGCTTCCAGATGCTCTACCTCTACAACCCGCCCAAAAACCCCAACGCGCCGGTCGTGACCTGGTGCCGGAAGATGGAGAAGCGCCCGGACTGCATCCACGTCCACGTGGACTACCGGGACGTGCCTCCGGAGTGGCTGGGCGCCAAGCTGATCGAGTCCGCCGAGATCCTCCGGGAGCTCGACGAGCGGCAGTGGCGCTGGCTCTGGCTGGGGCTCTCCATCGGCGTCGATGAATTGATCTATTATATGTTCGGCGATGCTTCCATCGCCCGACCGTCGCAGGATCGCTACCGGATCATCGGCGTCGGCGTGGACTATGGCCAGCAGAACGCCACCACCTACCAGGCGGCGGGGCTCAATGAGTCGCTGCACCGGCTGGAAGGCCTGGGCGAATATTATCACAGCGGCCGGGAGTCCGGCACGCAGAAAAGCCCGAGCGAATACGCCAAGGACTTCGTCGAGTTCCTGGACGAGCTGCATGAGACCTACTCATGCAGCTATTTTTATACCTTCATCGACCCCTCGGCCCGTGGTCTGATGGAGGAGATCAAGCGGGCCACCAGGGGCATCGGCTACAACGTGCTGATCCGCGACGCCGAGAACGACGTGGCGCTGGGGATCTCCCGAGTGCAGAAGCTCCTGACCTTCAAGATGATGACCGTGTCGCCAGACCAGGAGAACGCCGTCCGGGAGTTCGGTCTCTATGAGTACGACAAGAAAAGCATCGAGAGGGGCCGCGAGGAGCCCGTGAAGCAGGACGACCATGGCATGGACGCCATCCGCTACCTGGTCATGGGAATGTGGTCGAAAATCAAGAACTACCTGCCCGTTAGGGATAAAGAGGAGGAGCCGGAAGGAGTCATAAAATGAACATTTTCGAGTATTTCAAAAAGAAGGGCATCGACACCATCGACAGCTCCTTCTACAGCAAGATCACCATGTGGGACAGCTGGTACAGGGCGAACGTCAAACGCTTCCACCAGTACCGCGTCTATCATGGCGCCGGGCAGTATGAGCGCTGCCATCGCAAGAGTCTCGGCATGGCCAAGAAGATCTGCGAGGACATCAGCGACCTGCTGCTCAATGAGAAGGTCCGCATCACCATCAAGGACGCACCCACGGCCAAGTATGTCGGCAGCGTCCTGAACGCTGCGAACTTCTCCGTGCAGGGCAACGAGTACCAGGAGCGCAAGGCTGCCTGCGGCACCGTGGCCTATGTGCCCTATCTGACCAACATGGAGCTGGACGATCAGGGCCGCATCATCAGCGCCGACGTCAAAATCGACTATGTGGTAGCGAAGAACATCTTCCCGACCGCATGGGAGAACTCCAGGATCACGGAGTGCATCTTCGTGTTCGCCAAGACCTACCGCCGCAAGAAGTACGCCCAGTTCCAGCACCACAAGCTGGAGCCCTGGCAGGACGAGAACGGCGAGGATCTGGGCTACCAGTACGTCATCGAGAACAGCGTCGTGGAGTGCAGCTCCGGCGCCGGCCGTGAGCTGACGCCTGCCGAGTGGAATGAGATCCCGCACTTCGAGGGCTTGGCTGCCAGAGTCGAGACCGGCTCCAACCTGCCCCAGTTTGTCATCGACAAGCTGAACATCGCGAACAACGTGGACGAGGACGACACCAATCCGATGGGCGTGTCGCTTTTTGCCAACAGCATCGACGTCCTGGCCAAGATCGACCTGGAGTACGACAGCTATGCCAACGAGTTCACCCTCGGCCGCAAGCGCGTCTTCGTGGCGCCTGAGATGCTGACCGACGCCAACGGCTCCCAGGTATTTGATCCGGACGACAGCGTCTTCTACACGCTGCCGGAGGACTACTTCAAGAACACCAAGGAAGCCATGCACGAGGTCAACATGGAGCTGAGGATCGAGGAGCATGAGACCGCCATCAACAACGATCTCAACCTCCTGAGCTTCAAGTGTGGCTTCGGCACTCAGTATTATCGCTTCGAGAAGGGCGCGGTCGCTACGGCCACCCAGGTCATCAGCGAAAACTCCGATATGTACCGCACGATCCAGAAGCACGAGATCATCCTCCGGGATGCTCTCACCGATCTGATCCGCATCATCATCCGCCTGGGCAAAGCTGCCAACGTGGGCGAGCTGGTGGAGAACACCGACATCGTGATCGACTTCGACGACTCCATCATCGAAGACAAGCAGACGGAAAGAGCCGAGGACCGCAAGGACGTCGCCATGGGCGCCATGGGCCTGCCGGAGTACCGCGCGAAGTGGTACGGCGAGACGGAGGAGGTCGCAGCCAGCAAGCTGCCTGACCAGTCCGCCGGCGTTCTGATGTAATGGATCAGAGCTACCACGACCTACTGGCCGCCGGCGTCGAGAAGCGCTTCCGGGACCTGGAGATGGCGATCATGGACGACATCATCCGCCGGATCCGGAAGGCCGGCACAATCACCGACTCGGCCGACTGGCAGATCCAGCGCCTCATCATCCTGGGCAACAGCACCCAGGACATCGAGGACC